CCCTCAGCTTGGCTCGCGCGATCGACGAGACCGACGCTGCGACCTCCCGAGCCGTAGCCGGTCGTGAGCTACGGGCAGTGATGGCCGACCTGCGCAGGCTGTCCCCCGTCGAGTCGAAGGGGGACACGGTCGATGACATTGCTGAGCAGCGAAAGAAGCGCCGCGACGCAGCCCGAGCCCAGCAGCAGTCCGGCTGACGGCCCGCTCCTCGGCCACCAGCGCCCCCGGATCCTCACCGTGCCGCCCACCGCGCTGTCGACGGCCGGGCAGGAAGCCATCGAGCTGGCGGCCCGAGCCGGGCTCCACCTCGATCCGTGGCAGCAGTTCGTCCTGAACCAGGGCATGGCCGAGGACGCGGACGGCGACTGGGCTGCGTTCGAGGTCGCCGTGAACGTCCCGCGCCAGAACGGCAAGGGCGGGATCATCGAGGCACGCGAGTTGTGGGGCCTGTTCATCGGAGGCGAGCAGCTCATCCTGCACAGTGCCCATGAGTTCAAGACGGCGAAGTCTGCGTTCCGCCGGATCGAGCGACTGATCCGGCAATGCCCTGACCTGCTGAAACGTGTGAAGACGTTCCGGCAGACGGTCGGTGAGGAAGCGGTCGAGCTGCATACCGGGCAGACGCTGCGGTTCATCGCCCGCTCGAAGGGGTCGGGGCGTGGCTTCACTGGCGACTGCAACATGTTGGACGAGGACATGATCCTCGGTGACGAGGCGATGGACGCGTTGCTGCCCACGATGGCCGCGGTTGCCAACCCGCAGATCTGGTACCTGGGCAGTGCCGGGATCGGCGCCCCGTCCGTACAGCTGGGCCGCCTGCGCCGCCGTGCGCTCGCCGCACTTGAGGCCGGCGCCCCGGACAAGTCGCTCGCCTACTTCGAATGGTCGGCCGACCCGCACGTCGACGAGTGCCCGCCGGACTGCGACCAGCATGATGACGCGTCCGGCGACGAAGCGGTGCTCAAGGCGAATCCTGCGGTCGGGTTCCGGCTGACACTGGAGAAGGTGCGCAACGAGCGGTCGACGCTGAGCCCGGCCGGTTACGCCCGTGAGCGGCTCGGTGTAGGCGAGTACCCGTCGGATGTGGCGGACACGTGGCAGGTCATTGGGCAGGACGCCTGGCGGTCTCTGGCGGCCGCGGAGTCGGCCCCGTCGGATCCGGTCGCGTTCTCGATCGACGTGACGCCGGAGCGCTCACACGCGGCGATCGCCGTAGCAGGGACTTGGCGGGGCGGCACGCACGTCGAGATCGTCGAGCACCGGCCGGGCACGGGCTGGGTGGTGGAGCGCGCCAAGGAGCTGCACAGGAAGTGGAAGCCGCACTGCTGGGTAGTGGACGGCGGCGGCCCGGCCGGGTCGCTGATCGCCGACCTGGAGGACGAGGAGACCGGCCTGGGCGTGACGGTCGTGCAGCCCAAGGCGCGTGACATCGCCTCGGCTTGCGGCCAGTTCTACGACGCGGTGACCGAGCAGAACCTCAGCCACCTCGATCAGGCGCCACTCGCAACGGCTCTGGCCGGGGCGCAGAAGCGGCCGCTGGGGGACGCCTGGGCGTGGGCCCGGCGCGGTGTGGGCGTCGACATCAGTCCGTTGGTGGCGGTGACGCTGGCCAAGTGGGGGCTCGGCGCCGAGGTCGAGGAACCGGAGAGGGCGCCGAACCTGTGGTGAGGAACCTGCGGTACGCCGGCTGGCTGCTGCTCGAAGTGCTGTGTCTGCTGTGCGCCCTGCTGGGCGTGTGGCTCATCTACCCGCCCGCCGCGTTCATCCTGGGCGGCGTCGTCGGCGCCCTGGGCGCCGAGCAGTCCATGGCCCGCTCGAAGGCCACCCGGCGGAAGGGGGCAAGCGGATGAGCCTGTTCGGCCTGTTCGAGAAGCGCTCGGTGGAGGACCCGGCCGTGCCGCTGTCGTCCGCGTCGCTGGTCGACCTGTTGGCCGGCGGCCGGGCCTCGGAGTCGGGAGTGCGGGTCACGGAGACCACCGCCCTGCACATGCCCGCGGTGTGGCGGTCCGTCGCCGTCATCGCGAACGTGTCGGCGTCCCTGCCGCTGCATACGTACACGGCCGGCACCAAGGACCGGGCGAGCGTGGACATCCTCGAGGATCCGCACCCTGAGCTGACGCCGTTCGAGCTGTGGCGGCTGGTGTACGTACACCGGCTGCTGTGGGGCAACGCCTACCTGCAGAAGGTCCGCAACGGGGCCGGCGCGGTCGTGCAGCTGTGGCCGATCCGCCCGGACCGGGTGAAGGTCGACCGGGAGAAGCCGACGCCGGAGAACCCGGGCGGCAAGGTGTTCTGGGTCAAGGACGATGACGGGGTGCGCCAGCGGCGGACGTCCCGGGAGATCCTGCACCTGCCCGCGCTGGGCTACGACGGCATCACCGGCTGCTCCCCGATCCGCGCGGCGGCCGAGGGTATCGGCCTGGGGCTGGCCGCGGAGAAATCCGCGGCCCGGCTGTACGGCTCCGGCAACATGATCTCCGGTGTGCTGCAGACCGAGCAGCGCCTGGAGGAAAGCCAGGCCGCAGCCCTCAAGGCCCGCTGGGCAGCGAAGTACGGCGGCCACCAGTCCGCTCATGACGTGGCCGTCCTGGACTCGGGCGCGTCCTTCAGTCCTGTGACGATGCCCTACAAGGACAGTCAGTTCCTCGAGTCGCGGCAGTTCCAAGTCGTCGAGGTGGCCCGCATGTTCGGGGTGCCGCTGTTCCTGCTGATGGAGACCAACAAGTCCACCAGTTGGGGCACCGGTCTGGAGCAGCAGGCACAGGGGTTCGTCACCTGGGATCTGGCTCCGACGTGGCTCACTCCGACCGAGCAGCGTGTCAGCAAGGAACTGCTGCCCGCCTCGCAGTACGCGAAGTACCAGCTGGGCGGTCTGCTGCGCGGCGACTCCGCGGCACGGGCCACGTTCTACCGGGCGATGCGCGACACCGGCGCCTACTCGGCCAACGACATTCGCGACTTGGAAGACCTCACCCCGATCGGGGCCGAGGGCGACATGCGCCTGCAGCCGCTGTACATGGCGCCGCTGGGATCCGACCCGACCGCGAAGACGGCGAACCCGCCGCCGTCCGGCGACGCGGCAGCGCGAGCTGCCGACCATCTGGCCAAGGCCACCGCCCTGTTGACCGGGCAGACCAGGGAGGGCAGTGATGAAGACGCCGAAGCATGAGGAGCGCCGGGACCTCGCCCTGGACGCCGCAGGCGTGGCTCTGCGCGCGGCCAGCGACGACACGACAGTGCGTGGCTTCGATGGTCACGCCGCCGTCTTCAACCAGCGGACCGCCATCGGCAACCCACTGACCTGGGGTTTCTACGAGCAGATCGCGCCGGGTGCGTTCACCAAGACTCTCGCCGAGGGGGACGCCCGGTACCTCGTCGACCACGACACCCGGCTGGTCGTCTCCCGCGTGACGGCCGGCACGCTGCGCCTGGCGCAGGACGACATCGGCCTGGCCGTGGACTCGGACCTCGACGCGCGCCTGTCCTACGTCGCCGACCTGATCGTCAACCTCGACGTGCGCAACGTGACCGGGATGTCGTTCGGGTTCCGCACCGTCAAGGACGACTGGGAGACCATCACCGTCGAGACGACTGACGGGGACAACGTCGCCCAGGCCGAGGTGGAGCTGCGCACCATTCGCGAGGTGCAGCTGTACGAGGTGTCCGCGGTGACGTTCCCCGCCTACGAGGGCACGGACGCCGCGCTGCGCTCCGTCGGGCTGGCCCTGGCCGCCCGCGGCGACGCGGCCGCCTTCGACCGCCGGGCCGCACTACGGCCCGAACTCAACGACTTCCGCCCCGAGCCGGACCTGTCCACTCGGGGCGGTGACGCAACCCAGCCGGGAGAGACCACTGGGGGCCGTCAGGCGATGCAGATGAAGGCACTCGCCGCCCGCTACCGCCTGGCGCGGTAGCCGCTCTCACCATCCATCCCCAGCCCCCGCCGCACCGGCGCGGGGCTTCTCCTGCTGGAGGCACACATGCCCACCCTGAAGGATCTGCTGGACCAGCGGGCCACCGCCTGGGACGCCGCACAGAAGTTCCAGGCCCGCGCCGCCACCGAGGCGGATATGTCCGCCGAGGACCGCTCCGCGTGGGACGCGGCCCTCGCCGACGTCGAGCGTCTGAGCGCGGACATCGAGCGGGACGAGCGTCACGCCCGCCTCGCCACGGTCGACTACTCGCAGGTCATCGAGACCGCCAAGGACGACGACGAGGAGCGGCACGGCGGGCCCGACAAGGCCGATGCCTACGCCACCGCCTGGCGCTCCTGGGTGCGCGAGGGCAACACCGACCTGACCAGCGAGGAGCGGGCGACGCTCCGCTCTGGCTGGGTCGACGGCAAGGAGCTGCGCGCGGCGGGCGTGGCGACCGGCGCGGCCGGCGGGTACACGGTGCCCGCACCGTTTCGTGCCCAGCTCATCGAGACGATGAAGTTCTACAGCTCGATGCGCGACGTCGCCGAGGTCATCACCACTGACACCGGCGCGCTGCTGCCGTGGCCGACGAACGACGACACCGCGAACGTCGGCGCGATCCTCGCCGAGAACTCGCAGGTCACCGAGCAGGACGTCACCCTGGGCACCAACGACGTCGGCGCGTACATGTACACGTCGAAGCTGGTGCGGGTGTCGCTGCAGCTGCTCAACGACTCCGCGTTCAACCTGGAGTCGTGGCTGGCCGGGGTCCTCGGCCGGCGTATCGGCCGCGCGCAGAACGCGCACTTCACCACCGGCACGGGCACCGCCCAGCCGGAGGGGGTGCAGACCAACGCGGTCGTCGGCAAGACCGGCGCCACCGGTCAGACCACGTCGGTCACCTACGACGACCTGATCGACCTGATCCACTCCGTGGACCCGGCGTACCGCAACAGCGGCCGGGCCGGCTGGATGCTCAACGACGCCACGCTCGGCACCGCCCGCAAGCTGAAGGACGGCCAGCAGCGTCCGCTGTGGGAGCCGTCCGTGCAGGTCGGCATCCCGGACGGGCTGCTCGGCTACAAGTACACGATCAACCAGGACATGCCGACGATGGCGGCCAACGCCAAGTCCATCCTGTTCGGCGACCTCTACGCGGGCTACCTCATCCGTGACGTCGCGGACGTGCAGATGCTGCGCCTGGCCGAGCGGTACGCGGACTTCCTCCAGGTCGGTTTCCTCGCGTTCGCCCGCACCGACGGCACACCGCAGGACTTCAGCGCCTACAAGGCGTACCGCAACTCCGCCACCTGATCCCGACGGCCACCGGCCAACTCACAGGAAGGAACGCCGTCATGGCGACCAGCCAGAAGAAGGAGACCCCGGCGGACAGCGGGGTCCTGCAGGACAAGCCGAGCGCGGCCGCGGCCGAGCACGGCGACCACGACCGCATCGTCATGGCCTCGCGCCGGGCGGATGGCTCGATGGACCAGGTCAACCCGGAGTTCATCGGCGACAAGGACGCGGCGCTCGCCGCGGCCAAGGAGCAGCTCGCCGTGCAGGCGGCGTCCGCCGTCGACACCGCGGCGCGCGGCGTTACCTCCGGCCCGCAGGACGGGGCCGGGTCGTCCGAGCCGGACGCCGACGTGCAGGCCCTCAAGGACGCCCAGGACGCGGCCGTGAAGGCGGCCGAGGCCAAGGCCGAGCGTGAGGTCAACGACCTCCACCAGGGCCTGGGTGAGTGATGGCCCGCATCCGCATGCTGACCAGCGTGGCGGGTGACGGGTTCGCCTGGGAGACCGGGCAGGTGATCGACCTGCCCGGCTCCGAGGCTGCGGTGTGGGCCGACGGTGTCCGCGCCGAACTCGTCCGCAGCCGCCCGGTCGAGACGCCCGAGGCCGGGCCCGCCCCTGAAGCCGCCGGCCGAGCCCGCAAGACGACCGCCGCCGCGCGCCGTAAGGCCGCCGCCCAGCCGTAAGGGAGGCGTCCGTATGGCGCTGCTGACGCTGGACGAGGCCAAGAGGCAGCTGGACATCGAGTCGGCCGCGCACGACGTGGAGCTCCAGCTGTACGTCGACTCCCTGACCGCGGTCATCGAAAGCTACGTCGGGCCGGTCGAGGGCCGGGAGGTGACCGAGCTGGCGCAGGCGCACGGCGGTGTCGTGTGCCTGCTGTCCACCCCGGTCGTCGCCGTCACCTCGCTGACGCCCGCCCTCTCGGAGGGAATCGCGTACACGCCCGATCTGCTGCAGGTCGACGGCCCGTCCGGAGTGGTCCGTCTGCTGAGCGGCGGCTACCTGTGCGGCGGGCCGTGGACGGTCACCTACACGGCGGGGCGGGGCGCGGTGCCGCCCACCATCAAGCTCGCCGCGCTGATCCTGCTGCAGCATCTGTGGCGCACTCAGAACGGTGCGGCCCGCGGCGGCGGCCCGACCGACGACTACTCCGTCACCGAGCCGATCCCGGGCTTCGGATACGCGGTACCCAACCGCGTACTGCAGCTGCTGGAGCCCTACAAGCGCGGACCGGGAATCGGCTGATGGCGACGACCTCCCGCGTGCCCGCCGCCCTGAACGCCCTGGTGTCGATCTGCCGCACCGCCCCGGCCCTGGCCGAGGTACGCATCATCGACGGGCCGCCGCCCTCCACGAACCTGACGGAGCGCGACCGCCTCTACCTCGGCTACGGCCCCGGCGCCGAGCAGGCTGTCGACCTGCAGCAGGAGTTCGCCGGCGCGGGCGCCCGCACCCGCAACGAGTCCTTCCGCATCGCCTGCTACGCCGAGACCCGCGGCGGCGACAAGGACATGTCGCTCCGCCGCGCCCGGGTGTTCGAGATCGTCGCCGCTGTCGAGGTTGCTCTGCGCGCCACGGACGCGGCGCCAGAGGCGCCGACGCTGAACGGGGCGGTGCTGTGGTCCGAGCTGGCCACCGGCTCCCTTCTGCAGGAGCAGGGGCCTGACGGTCTCCTCGCCGGTCTCGCGTTCACGGTCGCCTGCCGCGCCCGCATCTGATCCACCCCACCCGAGAAGGAGTACTGCCATGGCGCGTGTGCGCTACCTGGGCCCGGAGCCGGTCACCGTGCCGGAGCTGGGAGACCGCGAGGTACAGCCGGACGAGATTGTCACCGTGCCCGACGAGCGGTTCGAGGGCTACGTCTGCCAGCGGGCGAACTGGGAGCCCGTCGAAGAGCCCGGCGCGAAGCAGGCCAAGAAGACCGCGGCCGTGCCGCAGAAGCTGGAGGGCTGATCCATGGCGATCGGATCCGGGCTCGGCGCCCAGCTCGGCATCGCGGCCGAGGTCACCTACGGCACGTTCGTCGCACCGACGAAGTTCATCGAGTTCACGAAGGAGAGCCTCGTCCTCAAGAAGACGACGGCGCAGTCCGCGGGGATCGCGGCGGGGCGGCTGCTGCCCCTGTCGTCGCGGCGGGTGGTGACACAGACGGAAGCCAACGGGTCCGTTGACCTGGAGGTCACCAACAAGGGCATGGGGCTGCTGCTGCAGGCCCTGATGGGCACGACCGTGACGCCCGTGCAGCAGGCCACCAGCACGGCCTACCTGCAGACGCACACCCTCGCGGACACGGCGGGCAAGAGCCTGACCATCCAGAAGGGCGTGCCGCTCACGACGGGCACCGTCACCGACAAGACCTTTCTGGGCTGCAAGGTCACCTCCGGTGAGTTCTCGTGCGAGGCGGGCGGCATGCTCACCGCGTCCTACGAGTTCGACGCCAAGGCGTGCGACGAAACGCAGACCCTGGCGACCGCGGCGTACCCGGCCATGGCTCCGTTCAACTTCTCGCAGCTCGCGGTGAAGACCGGCACGTTCGGCACGGAAGCGGCCCGGGACGGCATCCGCAAGATGTCGGTGAAGATCGAGCGGCCGATGGCCGTCGACCGGTTCTACGCGGGACAGTCCGGCACCAAGAAGGAGCCGATCGCCAATGACCAGGTGAAGATCACCGGCTCGCTGGAGATGGACTACGTCGACACGACCCTGGACGACCTGCACACCTCGGACGCGGCGACGTCGCTGGTCATCGAGTTCGTGGGCCCGATCATCGCGAGCACGTATGCGGAGACGTTCCGGATCACGCTGCCCGCGGTGAAGTTCGACGAAGCCCCGCCGAGCGTGGACGGCTTCGACGTCATCAAGCCCACTGTCCAGTTCACCGCCCTGTACGACGGCACGAACCCCGTGAAGATCGAGTACCTATCGACCGACCTCACGCTGTGAGCGGGCCATGACCCGTGATGTCCGGATCCTCAACACCGGCAGCCTGCTCGAACTGCAGCGCAGACTGCGGGCTGCCGGCGGCGAGAACATCCGCTCCTCGATGCAGCGCCGGATCCGGCGGGCCGCCGAGCCACTGAAGGACGACCTGCAGTCCACGACCCGCGGCATGAACATCCGCAGCCAGGGCCGCTCTGGGCGGGGTGGCGGACCGTCGCCGAACACGCGCCCGCTGCGGGCGACGATCGCCGACGCCATCCGTATCTCGGTGCGCACGTCCGGCAACCCCGGCGCCACCGTGTGGCTCGACAAGGGCCGCATGCCGCCCGACATGAAGAACATCCCCGCTCAGCTGAACGCCGGCCGTCTGCGCCACCCCGTGTTCGGCAACCGGCGCCGTTGGGCCAGCCAGTACGCCTCGCCCCCTTGGTGGGACCAGACAGTCCGCCGCCACCAACCGCGCATGACGGCCGAGGTCGCCCGTGTCCTCGACGACGTCCGGCGCCGCCTCGAATAGGAGCCACCGTGATCATCGAGTACACGCCCGAGGGCGCCGAGCCCCAGCGCCTCGACGCCGGCCGTATGCGTGCGTCCGAGATCCAGGTCATCGAGCGGACCGCGGACCGCCGCTGGGACGAGATCCGCGAGGCGATGAGCGAGGGCGACGTCAACGCGATGCGCACCGTCGCATGGGCCATCCTGAAGCGCCAGGAGCCGACGCTGCGGTACGGGGACTTCGACCCGTGGGACGACGAGCTGCGCGTGCGCCTCGACGCCCGCGAGACCCGCGTCTACGCCGCGGAAATCTTCGCGAAGTACGGCAGCGACCCGGACGACCTCGCCGCCGCGTTCGAGGAGCTGCGGGCGGTGACCGCGGACCGCGAGGCGTGCGAGGCGGCGATCGCCGACGTGACGGCCCCAAAAGACCCGGAGCCCGCCGCGCCGGAGCCGAGCCCAGCTTCACCGAGCGACGGCTGAGCTACCTACCGCTCTTCGCGTTCTACCTGCACCTGGCCCCGCGCGACGTAGACGACCTCACCGAGGACGACTTCGACCTGCTCACCCACTGGATCGACGCCCATGAAGCCCGGCTGCGCGGAGGTGGTGAGTGATGTCTGAGCGCCTGCGGTTCATCCTCGACGGAGACGACAGGCTGTCGGCCGTCCTCAACCGGGCCGGGGACTCCTCGGCCCGGCTGCACCGCCGTCTCAACGACGACATGAACGCCAACTCGCGCGCCGTGCGCGGGTTCACGCGGGACAGCGACGGCCGTCTGCGTGACCTACGCGGCCGGTTCCTCTCGGCGGCGGACGCCTCGCGCGCCATGGCCGGCGGACTGCCCGACCTGACGAACCGTCTCGGCGACGTGTCCGACGCGGGCGGGAACGCCGCCACCTCGCTGGGCAAGTCCGGCGGCGGCCTGGGCGGCACGATGATTGCGGTGGCCGCGGCCGCGGGACTGTCGCTGCTGCCCGCCCTCGGCGCGCTGGTGCCGATGCTGGCCGGGGCCGGGCTCGCCGCGGGCACGCTGAAGCTCGGGTTCTCTGGGGTCGGCGACGCGCTGGAGGCGTCGGGCAAAGGGCAGAAGGAGTACGCGGCCTCTCTCAAAAAGCTCTCCCCCCCTGCCCGCGAGTTCACCAAAGCACTGGTCGGGCTGAAGAAAGAGTTCGGCCCGATCGGCCGGGAAATCCAGAAAGCGATGCTGCCCGGCTTCACCAAGGCGGTGAAGGCCGCCGGCCCGGTGGTCAAGATCCTCGGCAAGAGCATGACCGAGATGGGCGGCGCGTTCGGCAAAGCCGCCGACGGCGTCGGCCGACTGCTGAAGGACTCCGGGTTCCAGGACGACCTGCAGACCAACCTGCGCCTGGGCGCCGGGTTCGTCCGCGACATGACGTCCTCGCTCGGCCCCTTCACTCGCAGCCTGCTCGACTTCGGCGCCGCGTCCGGGCCCACCCTGAAGTCGTTCAGCGACGGCATCGGCGGCCTGCTGTCCAAGGGCCTGCCCAGCATGTTCACCGGTCTGCAGTCCGGCATCCCGGGCACGGCGAAGATGCTGGACGGGCTGTTCTCGCTGGTGAACGACGTGCTCGGCGGGATCGGGCGGCTGGCGGGGGAGGCCGGGCGCACCCTCGGGCCGGTCTTCGGCGAGCAGTTCCGGCTCACCGGGTCGGTCGCCGCCGGCGCCATGGACACCCTGCGCGGCGCGATGATCCTGTTGCGGCCGGTCTTCCGGGACATCGCGTTCGGCCTCAAGTCGGTCATGGACTTCGGGGCGATCGTGGGCCCCACGCTGAAGGACGCCGGTCTGTCCATCGTCGGCGCGTTCCTCCCGGTCGGCGGCGCGGTCAACAGGGCGGTCGGTCCCCTGCAGGCCCTCAACATGGCGATCAACAACAACAAGGGCGCGATCCTGGAAGGCGCCCGGATGTTCGGCAGCGCCCTCATCAGCATGACCAGTGCCGCGATCTCTGCAGCGCCGACGATCATCCATGCGTTCCTGCTCGTCTCGGGCGGCATCCTGTCCGCGCTGAGCGGCGTCGCGCACGGTGCCGCGCTGGCGTTCGGATGGGTGCCGGGTATCGGCGGGAAGCTGAAGGCCGCGGACAAGTCCTTCAAGAGCTTCAAAGACAACTACATCGCGGGTCTGACCGCTGCCGAGTCCAAGGCCAGCAGCTTTGCCGCGTCGGCCGCGCCGAAGCTGGCGTCGGGCAAGCTGAAGCTGAACATCAACAACTGGCAGCAGCAGATCGAAGCGGCCAAGGCCAAGCTGAAGACGGTGCCGGCGTCCAAGCAGTCCGCTCTGCGGGCGACGATCGCCGACCTCGAGGCGAAGGTGCGCAGCGCGAAGGGGCAGCTGGCGTCACTGCACGACAGGCACGTCTCGGTCACCACGACGTTCTACTCAGTGGGCTCGCCCGGCAGCGGCGGCATTCCGGTGGCCAAGCGCAACTACGCGAGCGGCGGACCGATCGGCTTTCCCGGCGGCGGCCCGATCACCGGGCCGGGTACCGGCACGTCGGACAGCATCCCGATCATGGCGTCCAACGGCGAGTACATGATCAACGCCCGCTCGACGTCGAAGTACCGGCCGCTGATCGAGGCCATCAACTCCGACCGTCTCGGCGCCTCGGGCGGTACGGGCGGCGCCGGGCTCGACGTCGGCAAGGGTCTGATCAAGGGCATGTCCGACTCGACGGCCGGAGTCCAGGCCGGGGCCCGCACCATGGCGGCCGCCGTGGTGACGGGCATCCGCGAAGAACTGCAGATCGCCTCACCGTCGAAGCGGACCAAGGCGCTCGCCGCGGACATCGGCAAGGGCCTGATCGTCGGTCTGACCGGATCCCGCGACAAGATCAAGTCGGTGTCGAAGGATCTCGCCAAGGACATCTGGTCGGCGTTCTCCGGCAGCAAGGACAACCGGCTCGTGGCCTACGTCAACCGGCAGACGTCCAAGCTGTTGGCCGCGGCGAAGAAACGCGACAGCATCGCGGCGACGATCAAGCGGGCCACCGAATTCGCCGAGACCACCCGGGTCGGGGCGAAGCAGTCGGCGAGCCTCGGCGGAATGTTCGGCAGCGAGGAGGAGGTCACGGCCGGGGGCATCTCGGCGACGCTGTCGCAGCGCCTGACGAAGATGAAGGTGTTCGCGTCCTACATCAAGATGCTCGCGAAGCGCGGCCTCAACAAGACGATGCTGCGGGAGATCCTCACCATGGGGCCGGAGCAGGGCTACGCCTACGCCTCCGCTCTGGCCGGGGCGAACTCGTCCATCTTCAAGGCGATCAACTCCACCCAGTACAAGATCAACTCGACTGCTGATTCCCTCGGCAAGACCGGGGCGGACGCCCTGTACGACTCCGGGAAGAACGCGTCGAAAGGGTTCCTCGCCGGGCTCAAGTCGCAGCAGAAAGCCGTCGAGTCGTACATGCTCTCGCTGGCCAAGGCCATGCAGAAGGCGCTGCGCAAGGCGCTCGGCATCCGCTCGCCCGCCCGCAAGATGATCCCCGACGGCGTCAACGTCGCCCGGGGTGTGGGCGTCGGCATCCTGCAGGGCCTGCCGCACGTCGACAGCGCCATGCAGGCCGTGGCCGGACGGGCCATGGGCGCTGTCGGCGCCCGCGCTGCGGGACGGCCGGCAGCCGCGGCGGGCGGCGGCGCCCAGCAGATCAGTGTGCAGATCGACATCAACGGCGCCACCGACCCGGTATCCACCGCGCGGGAGATCCGCCGCCAGCTGCTGGAACTCAAGCGGACGTTCGGGCTGAACGTCGAACTGAAGGTGGGGTAACCGTGCCGCTGCTGGTAGAAGTGGGCTGGGGCGGCCTGGTGCAGGCCCCCGCCACCATCACGTGGACGGACATCACCCAGTACGTCAACCAGGTGCAGGGAGTGTCCATCACCCGGGGCGCGTCCGATGAGCTGTCGGAGACGCAGCCCGGCACGGCCACCCTCCGCCTGGACAACGCCGACGGCAGGTTCACGCCCGGCAACACGGCCTCGGCGTACTACCCGTATGTGCGGCGCAACGCCCCGATCCGGATCTCCCAGGCGGTCATGCCCACCGTGTCCGGGTCGGCGCCCTGGCCGCTTGCCCAGCTGGGCGACGACTTCGACGACGGTGTGGTCACATCGAGCCTATGGACGGCGAGCGGCGGGGCCTTCGAGACGGGCGGACGCATGCGCCTGCCGATGACGTCGGCCGGTATCACCGCCCGCTACCTCAGTGCCCGCCAGTGGGTACTGACCGGCTCCAAGCTCACTGCGAAGTTCTCCACCATCCCGGCAGCCGGCGGCTCCAGCTCGGCGTCCGTCAGCATGTATGTGCTGTCGCAGACGTCCAACACACAGCTGCGGTGGCGCTACGACGCACTCTCTGGCGAACTGCGCGCGCTCAACGAGGTCAGCTCGGCGGACGCATCACCGACCGTCCTCACCTTCAGCCCTATCGATCACGCGTGGCTGCGCATCCGCGAGTCCAGCGGCACCGTGTATTTCGAGACCAGCCCGGACGGCTGGGCGTGGACGGTGCGCCGCTCGGTGCCCACCCCGGCTTGGGTGGGCACCGACCAGGTGCAGGTTTCATTTGCCGCGTCCCGCTCTGGCGGCGCCAGTGACTACGTCGAGTTCGACCTGGTCGGCGCCGAAGTACAGCCCCGGTTCTACGGCATGGTCAACGAGTTCCCCGTCGACTGGGAGGGCCTCGTCTCGACGGTCACCGTCTCCTGCACCGATCTGTTCAAACGGCTCAACCGGCTGCCCGCGCTCAGGAGCATGGTCGCCGAGGAGATCATCGAGTTGGCGCCGCTGGTGTACTACCCGCTGAACGAGGCGGCCGCCTCGACCAGCGCCGGCGACATCTCCGGCTCCGGCGCCCCGTCGCTCGCTATCTCCCAGTCCGGGGCCGGCGGCACCATCGCGATGGCCAGCGTGGACGGCCCACCCGAGACGGCCGAGCAGTACCCGCTGTTCACGCCGACCTCAGCGACCGCGGGCAAGTGGCTGTCGGTGGACCTCGGCCCGCAGTTCGAGGATGCCACCTACCAGTACCTCTGCATGGAAGCCTGGTTCCAGACCACGACGACCGGCCGGTGCATCATGGGCGTGCACTCCACCGACCTGACGAACCAGCACCTCCTGTCCATCAGCGCGGCCGGCGGACTGCAGATCGAGTGGACATCCGACGGCAGCCCCCTCACGGTCGAGACCGTCAGCGGCCCCACCACCCTCGCCAACGGCCTGTGGCACCACGTCGTCTACGACCAACGCGAAGGCACCGTGTGGATCGACGGTGCCCTCGTCGACTCCGCTCTGGCGGTGCCCCGCCGCTGGGCGGAGCGCGTGCTGCACGTGGGCGGCTACCGCAGCAGCCGCCTCTGGAGCGGGTCGATCGCGCACGCCGCGGTGTACTCCACCCTGACCACGTCGGCCGGAGTGACAGCGGCCACGCACTACGCCGCGGGCATGACCGGCTACTCGGGCGAGAGTGCCGACGCGCGGATTCAGCGGCTGGCCCGTTACGCCGGCCTGCCGAGCGTGACGGTCTGGGGCACCACTCACGACCCGATCGCCTCGCAAGGCCCGGGTGGCACGCAGGTCGTGGCCCGGATGCGGGAGGTGGAATCCACCGAGTCCGCCAAACTGTTCGCGGCGCGCGACACCTTCGGCCTGGCGTACCAGTCCCGCGACCAGCGGTACAACCCGAGCCCCGCGTCCGAGGTTTTCACGATCGACTACGCCGACCTGGAGCCCGGCACAAGCCTCGCCGACGACGACCAGAAGCTGGTCAACTCCGTCCAGGCGTCCCGGCCCGGCGGAGCGACCCAGCGAGTCACCGCGCCCTCGTCGATCCTGGCGTTCGGCGAGTACCCGCAGACCCTCGACGTCCTCAAGACGTCCGACAACTCGGTCTTGGACGCCGGGTACTGGCTGGTGTCCCGGTACGCCAACACGGGCCCGGAGTTGCGCGAAGTCGTCATCGAGGCGTACACGCTGCCCGCCTACCTGGGCATCCTCGGCGCCGACATCTCCAGCTACTTCAGCGTCTACAACCTGCCCTCCCAGTCGCCCGCCAGCTCGCTGCGGGTCACCGTCGAGGGCTACACCGAAACAATCAAAGAGAGATCGCACGTCATCTCCTTCCATACGAGCACCAGCCTGAACGACTCCGTCTGGGTCCTCGGCGACTCGACGTACTCGGTGCTCGACTCCACCACCCGACTCGCCTACTGAGGAGCCCTGCATGCCGATCGCTGTTGTCCGCGCGGAGACGTACTACCTGCCGACGCGCCCGCTGCCGGCCGACGCGTGGACGGGCGTGCCCGGCGCCGAGTTGGTGTACCGGTGGATCGAAGCCCGCATGAGTCGCCGCGTCCCGCTGCCCGAGGGCACCATCACGGACGTGCCGTCCGTGTACGCGCACGTCGACGCGAACCGGTGGCTCGCGCCGTGCGTGTGCGGTTCGGCCGCGATCGTCTCGCCCGTCGACCCGCGCTGGGGCTGCACCGAGTGCGGCTACGGCTGGGTGCAGATGATCGTGCCGACCGCCGAGGAGATCGCCGCGATCGAGGCGGAACTACTGAAGATCCCGCAGCCGCACCTGCGGTTCTGGTGGCACCCTGATGACCCGGCCAACCCCGACCGGCCCGCCGACCTGGCGGCCGCCGAGGGCATCGACCTGCCCACCGTGCAGGGCTGAGCTATGACGACGACCCCGCGCACCTGGTCCGTCGGTGAGACCGTCACCGCGGCCTACATGAACACCGAGATACGCGACCAGTTCAACAGCTTCTTCGGCGCCTGGACCACGTATACGCCCAGCTGGATTGCCGAGGGCGGCGCTGGGACGAACCCGGTGCTCGGCAACGGCAGCCTCGGCGGCCGGTACCTCAAGGTCGGCCGCACCGTCGACTGGGTCCTGCAGCTCAACTGGGGCTCGACCTCGGTGGCGGGCGGCGGCGCCGGCTCCGAGAACTGGATGTTCGGTCTGCCCGCGGTTCCCGCTGCTGGCTTCACCTACCGCACCGCCACCGTCGACGTGTTCGACAACAGCACGTCGCTCCACTACAGCGGTAACGCGATCTACAACACGGGCTCGGGCGGCGTCATCAAGACGCTGGTGTCCAACCGCGCCGATGCCTCCGGCATCTGGGACTCCACCCTGCCCATGGTCTTCGCCGCCGGGGACATCCTGTACGCGTCCGGCCGCTACGAGGCCGCGTCCTGACCCTGCCTCATCCCGCCCGCCCCGCGCCTGATGGCCGGGGCTTTCGTCATGTCTGGAGGCACCGTGACAGGCGTCCGCGTCGTCTCGCTGAAGACCGACACCGCGCAGTCCATCCCCGCCGACGGCGGCTATCACATCGTCCGCTTCCCCTACACGACCGAGTCCTACGACCCGTGGGGCATGCACGAGCTCGCGCAGCCCGACGGGTACAGCGTGAGCAGCTGGTCGAAGGACGACCGCTCCGGGCTGATCTGGCCGTCCGTCGCCGGGTGGGGGACCCTGACCTCCCTCATCTACTGGGAGGCCGGCGACTACGCCGAGCTGCGCGACCGGTACGTGCGCGACCCGCTCGGCCTCACGGAGACCGGCTACGACTCCACGGCCACCGAGCACCGGCCGCCGTCACCCGGCATCCAGTGCTGGCACAAGACGCACGAAATGTTCGTCAGCCCCGGCACCCCGATCGCGCTGCTCGCCGCGCACGACGCCAGCGGCTCGAAGCGCATCACCCTCGCCGAGTTCAAGCTCGCCATCCACCCCGTAGAGGAGCCCCCGGCATGAAGCTCGTCACCAGAGACCAGCTCGGCTGGCCCGCCTCGGCCGCACCGTCGCAGACGTCCACGAAGGGCGTGAAGGTCCACTACGAGGGGACCGCCGTCAGCACACGACTGCTCACGGATCACGACGCGTGCATCGCCGAATGGAAGGCCATCCGCAAGAGCCACCTGGCGAACACCAAGGAGAACTACTCCGACATCGCCTACAACTACGGCGCCTGCCCGCACGGGTTCTTGCTCGAGGGTCGCGGCATCGGCAAGCGCACCGGCGCCAACGGCAACCAGCCGCTCAACCAGGCGCATTACGCGATCGTCGGGCTCGTCGGCAGCGAAGGCCTCACCGAACCCAACGACTCCATGCTCGGCGCCATCCGCGACGGCATCGAACTCCTGCGCCAGCACGGCGCCGGGAGTGAGATCAAGGGGCACCGCGACGGCTACGCCACCGCCTGCCCCGGCGGACCCCTGTACGCCTGGGTCCAGAAGGGCGCGCCACGGCCGGCCGGCACGGCCACCGACCCCCAACCGGCCGCCAAGCCGAAGGTGTCCCTCGCCCACGTCGTGTACGCAGCGAAGCACGACCCGGCTGCCGCACAGGGGCACACCACCCACAAGGCCGAGGTCCTCACCGTCGAGAAGGCGCTGAAGGCCGAGGGCCTCCTCGAGAGCCAGTACGTCGACGGCAGCTACGGCACAAAGACCGTCGACGCGTATGCCCGCTGGCAGCGATCCCCGGCCGGCGGCGGCTACGTCGGATCCGATGCCGACGGCATCCCGGGCGCCGCGTCCCTCCGCCGTCTCGCGGCCCGGCACGGATTCACCGTCACCCCCTGACCCTCTGAAAGGACACCGTCATGAGGATTTCCAGCATCGCCAAGTCCATCGTCGCCGGGCTCGCGGCCGGCGCGACCGCCGCCGTCACCGCCGTGCAGGACGGCGTGCTCACCACCGGGGAAGGCGTCACCATCGTGCTCGCCATCCTCGGCGCGTGGGGCATCACCTACGCGGTACCCAACAAGGCGGCCACCTCGGGACCGGCCCTCTGATGCGTGCGGCGGCCCGGCGGCTCCGGCAGCAGCTCGGCCGCCGCGGCGCCCTACTCACCCTCAAAGGCACCATCGCCACCCTCTTCGGCTCCAGCCAGTTCGTGCAGCCCACCCCCGACCTACGCGGCCTCGGTCTGCTTCTGTGGATGATGCCACTGCAGGCGTGGGCGGCGGCCTGGGTGGCGGCCGGGTCCGTAGCGCTGGTGTGCGCGTGGCTGCCACCTCGTCGGGACTGGCCCGGTTTCCTCGCCGTGTGGGCGATCGCGGCCCCGTGGTCGATGTCCTACCTGGTGGCCTGGTGGCCGCTGTACGAGCACCCGCGGGGCTGGGTGGTCGCTCTGATATTCGGCGCGTTCGGCGGGGTCTGCCTGGTGGCCATCGGCTGGGACGAGCCTCCGGCACGATCGGAGTCACCGCGTGAGACCTGAGATGCTGACCGCGCTGAGCGCGCTCGCCGTCGCCCTCGTCACGGCGGCCGGCGGCATCCTCACCGCCATCGTGGGGCGCCGCCAGCCGTGGCGGCCGCGGACTGCCGAACGGCGGGATGATTTCACCGCGGTCACCGACCGGCTGGGGCAGCACATCGAGCGCCTCGAGCGGGAGGCCGGCCAGGACCGGCAGCAGGCCGAGCGGGACCGGGACCAGATCGCCGCCCAGGACGTCACCATCCGGTACCTGGTCGGATGGATCCGCACGCTGGTCGGCTCCGCTCGGCAGGCCCGGATGGA